ACACAAGTAATAGCAGTGCTATGAGGGATGCCAAGACGGTCAGCCCACTCAGCGTTAGTAGAAACAGCCACATTTTTAAGATGCTCCAATGTATCAGCTAGGCCAGCATTAGCCGTAGTCATTAATTTGTTATCCATTATCCCTGTGAGTGACACACCGAGCAAGCGTTCTGCTTCTGTGTTGGTAGCCCACACCTTTCGCAAGTAGGGGAACTTAGTGTATGTTGACTGAATGGTTCCAAGTATAGTTGCAAGACGGACTTTTCTTGTAAGGTCTTCCAGACTATCGTTAGCACGGATGACAACTTCCGTAAGATTACAGAACTGATTCGGCCTAAGAATGATTTCCGAACATGGGTTAGTTCCAAACTCATAGCAAGACTCTCTACGGCCATTTTTTGCAGCTTGTTTAACCGATGCTTCTCTGTTGAATATTCCTCGTTCTCCACTACCACTCTCCATTAGGGCTGTCCACTCACGCATGAATGCCATACTGTCTGGTTTTTCTGAATATGATACTGAGTTATTAGCTAAGGCACGGTGACTTGCGTTCTCCCACCATGCACCTGACTTAGCGTGTCTCATACGGTCATCTGAAAGGTTAGACAAACTAATCATAGCGGAGCGTCTAACGCCGCCTACAACAACTACCTCACCAATTTTACACATCAAGTCATGGCACTCAAGACTAGACAACCTGCGCCCTTGTGCGCCCTTGAATATTGTAACTGCAAAATTAAACAGATCAACCAAAGGAGCAGGACCACTAGCACGACCACCAAACGTTTTTAGCCTTGCACCTGCAGGGCGAACTCTGCTAACATCCCACTTAGGAATTTCACCAGCCCATAGGAGTGCCAACACTTGTCTAAGACCTTTAGCCCATCCTTCCTTGCTGTCCTTGATGACAACACACGTTTCGCTTTGGAAAAGACTAGGGACATCAGGGAGTTTAGCGATGAACTGACGCTCAACACTGAAACCAACCCCCGTCCCACAAAGGAGGATGAACATAGCCTCATCAAAAGACTTAGGGTCATCTACGGGTAGGTAGCTACAATTATACATACAAGTGTTGTCCCTGTCTGCCGCTTTTCCTGCAGTCATGAGTGATCTCATACTAGGCATAACCTCAAGGCTAAGAATAGCATCACGCACTTCATCTAGGTCAACAGGCTTTAGCCATGTCTTAGCTATGTTCTGCAGGTAACGCTCTACAGTTTCCCCCCATGTTTCACGGCGGCCTTCGTCTTCAATCCAACGTGCATAACGGCTTGTTGCAATAAAGGTTTGGTAGTCACTTGGTAGATAGTTATTACTCATATTTACTTTCCTTATACTAAGTCAGACAGGTCAGGCTTCCAATAGTTTGACCCTTTTAATACTTTACCATCAGGACGTTTAAGTGGCTTGCCTTGTGGTCCTAGCTTAGACATATTAGATGCGTGTACCCTACGGAAAGCTTCATCTAAGTCCCACCCATAAGTAGCGGCATACCCATACGTAACGTACACCAAGTCAGCTAACTCTTTAAGTAGCTCTTGTGGCCCATCTGCATCACGAACTTCATTGTATTCTTCTTTGAGAAGTAACCAGCGTAGACCTTCTAGCTTTCTACTGTAGCCATACTTTTCATTAATAGGGTGATCCATTGCTGTTGCAAACTCTTTAACCATATCAAGGGGTGTACAGTCTTTGAGGTCATTAATCCTGTCTTCTCTGTCGTACTCAGCGAAGTCATTTATTTCTTGTTGTGTAATCATCCCTGATCCCTTACGTTTATGTTAGATATTTCTACGTCATCTATATCATAGATAACACGGTTTATCAAGTCCTTTATGTCTTCTTCATAGTACATAGGATGAGAAGACAAGATGTTATTTGATTTGTCAACTGATAAGACAAAGGTAACACTAAACTTCTCAGTCTTCATTGCTCTCAACCTCTGCTATTAAACGGTCTAAGTACCATCGTGCTTTCTTTAAATCTTCTACACCATTCTTGTAAGGCCAACGCCACAGATACTTAAATGAGTTCTGCCAACAGTATGCTTCATGCGCACCGACAGGTGCATTCTCAGCCATAGCTTGCATAGCATCTATACACTCAATGTTAGCTGTGTTGTAGTGAGGTGGCTTATCCACCATGTCTACTTCAAACGGCATAGTCATTTCTTTCCATTTAGCCATATTAGCAACTACCCTTGGTTCTAGTGAAAGCATTAAGTCGTAGTACGTTACCTTCTGTTGTATATACAGGCTCTATCTCAGCCTCTTGTGCTACTTGATTGTCTGCTAGTAATTGTTCTACTTTATTGTCTAAGGCAATCTTAACTTCCTCATAGATGCCGTCATCGTCATCATTAAGTAATTCAAACAACCCAATCATAGCTAGGCCCACACCCATAGCCTCTGTTAGATTTTCATCAGACAATTCATGATCATCACTCTTACATATACAAGTGCCAACTCTCCCATCACCCAAAGGCTTGATTAGTATTGCAATCTCATCATCTTCTAATACGTATGGCATTAAGTCTTCCTTTTTGTTTTAAGTGGTATCTTAGTCTGTGTAACACACTTCCCCTGCATTGTCAACCACTCTTGAGGTATTAGCCTGTGTGAGTATAAGAAGTCGTTTTTCTCACACCAATCACAGTATCTACTCTTAGCACCCTTGTATAGTTTAGCTTTAGCGTTACTGAATACAAACCGTATGTCTAACTCAGGGTGTTGCCTTCTTACTTCTATATGCTTGCGTCTGTCTTCACTATCAAAGATGCCTTTGGTCTCAATAAAGATACCGTTGTCTAGCTGAAAGTCAGGCGTGTAAGTACGATAACGTAAGTCCTCCCACTCTATTTTAAGTAGCTCATACCTTACCTTTTTCTGGCACTCAGACAAAACAAGAGCAGTCTGTTTTTCAAGACCACTCCTGTACTTGGCTTTAAGGTGACGCCTCTTAGGTTTAGGCATCTTCTTTTAGCTTAGTATAAGCCACGTTAGGTGGCGTAAGTTTACCTTGATAAGTCTTAGAAGGTAGTTCTTTGTACTCAGGCCAACAGGTAGACTTAAATGAACAGAAGTTACACTGTCTGCATAGTATTCTATTACCTGATGGTTTCTTACGGTATGTCTCAGGTACATCTGTAAACATACGCTCAAAAGGCTCATCGTTTTCTAAGTAGTCATACGTTTCTCGTATCTTGTCTAAGACTTCCTCAACGTCTACGTGCTTGGCTGAAACGTACTTGTGGTGTCCATTATTCTTATTGACTACCCACCAGCCACCAACCTTCTTACCTGCTGCTGTAGCATAGCCTACAAGCTGTGCCACATAGCCAAAAGGATCGTCAGCCTGTAGTGTCTCAAGGTCTACAAACTTATTTTTGTAGGAGTAATCAGATGCACTCTTGATGTCATCTATTCTATCTCCTAACAATAAGTCATACTCTCCTTTGATAGGCTTTCTTCCTCCACCTAAGTTTAGTGTTACATTAGTGTTGTCTTGAAACTTAACCCCTGCTGCACTTAAGATGCCTTTAAATACAGCCTCAACTATATCACCTAGCATCATGTTCATCATAAATTGTTCTGGTAAGTCTTCCTTAACGTAAGGCATATTCTTTTCAAACCAGAGTTGACACTTAGGGCGTCCTATGTTGGACATTCTAAGCCTGAACCTATCCCTTGGCCCACCGTTAAACTGCTTATCTAGTCCCGCTGATACATCAGAGGCAACGGAGTTAATCACCGCCTCTGACATTTCGGCTTTACCTAAAGTAGCATCACGCATGAGTATCTTAATGGGTAGTTCAGCAGCGTGTGCAAGGTCCATCCTAGAACGGGATTTCTTCTACTTGCACGATAGCGTCAAGTGTAGCAGGGTCTACCTGTACATCAGGCTTACGTAAAGACTTCCACTTACTAAGTACATATTCATTACCATAGTCAATGTAGTCTACAAAAGCCTGTACTGTACTGTGATCCTCTGGCACCATTTTAGTTTTGGCACCCAAGGCAGCTACTATGGTAGCGTATTTGTTACCTGTAGGTAGTGTTTCTTTCTGAGAAGACAAAGATATTGTATGCTCAATCGGCAGGAGCTTCTTAGATACAATATCTTTAAGCACTGCATCTAAGGAACGCTTACTGTCAGCATTCTTTACGTCCATTGTAAAGTCAACCTCTGAGTCATAACCTTTTATAGCTACACCGTTATCATCAATAACTTTGCCTAGCTTAACTTTACCAAACAAAACCTTGGTGTTCTTAACGCTACGGATAACAGCCTTAGTATCCTCATCTAAGGCTTCCCAATCCTTTACGTACTTACTAGGCCGACCAAGGTTAAACGTACCTTTAGTATCTTTAAGATCGCCTTTAAGCACAGTAGCCATAACTGTCTTGTTCATGGTGTTACTGTCACTATCCCACTGTGTCCACTGTTGACGTTGTGCAAACAAACGAATGGTAGCACTACGGCTATACACGGTGTTACCCTCTGTGTCAGTTAATTTGTATGCCCCCAAGGGTACAACTACCTTTTCTTCTAGTTCACCATCTTCATCCACTTGCTCACGCATAATAGGAGCCTGTACCTGCGCCATACGTGCGAGGTTTGGGCCAGAAGATATCTCTATATTATCTGCACTAAAACCCATAGCTGATGCAAGGTCTGTACCTGACATCATTGTAGATAACTCATTGCTCATTCTATATCCTTTCTGAGCTTAATTAGAACCGCAGTTATATCATATCACATCTTTAGTGTCAAGCCAATTCGGTCCAATCTTGGCTTCTAAAAGTAGTGGTACGTTCATCTTTATGCCGTAGTAATTATCAATGATACTATTAAGATTGTCGTTAACATCGTTAATGACATTGATTACCTCCTTTTGTTCATCAGGGTGTATGTCAATGACCGCTGAGTCATGGACACTATTAACTATGCAAGAGCGCATACTCTTAAGTCTCTTGTCAATCTCAAGCAATACAACAGGTACAACATCA